TTGCCTGATGCGTCTATTTGCATCCGTATGCCACCGCTAGTCCAAAACAACATTGGATAAGCACCATTCATGTATAAATTACCTGAGTAAGCAGAGCCACCAAAAACTCCACCTGTACTATTATCTAAACCAGCAGTAAATATCCCACCTGTATTAGTCATCTGCACATAAGTACCAGCAGTTCCACTACCTGTCATCTGTATATTATTTGCCGTACCACTAGTAGTTATTTGTAATGGTGCTGTAGGACTACTAGTACCTATACCGACTAGACCAGTACTACTAATTCTCATTTTTTCAGTACCATTAATACCAAAAATTAAAGGTGCTGGTGCATCACTAGTAATTCCATACGAACCCGATACATACAATAAACCTCTAAAATAACCTGTTCCATCTACATCTAACTTAGTTGCTGGGCTAACATTGTTTATACCCACATTGCCACTAGAAAGAATTTGCATTACTGTAGTAGCACCTTGCCGAAAAGCATACTGACCACTAGTAGGTACATCAATATATAAACTATTATCCCCTGTGCCACCACCAGTAAAGCCAAGCCTACCACTATCTGCACTATTTCCGTTTAAAGAAATTGAGCCATAAGCAGAATTTGATGTGCTTACACCAAGCACTATCTGACTATTCATTGTTGAAGTGGTTATTCCAAGTCTTGCGCTAGGACTACTAGTACCTATACCTACATTACCATCGTCCCGAACAGAAAAAATATTTGCTGGGGTTGAATTGTCTATATATAAAGACCAAGTGGCACTTGTTGCGCCAGTTCCTCTAATATATTGCCTGACGGTAGAAATTGGAGCCGCACCAACACCAAAATTTGTTCCGTTATAGGTTAAGTTAGCACTATCACTTAATAATCCACTAGCACCAGCGTATGTTACTCGACCACTTGTTAGACTAGATAATGTAATAGGGCCTGATGATGTCAACCCTGTCAGCCCTGTCAGAATACCTGCATCGCTTAATATGCCAACTGAGTTCTGTATTAGCTTGCCTGTCGTTAAATCAAACCTTGCTAGTGCGTTATCCGTAGCACTTGCAGGCCCGACTACATCACCCGATGCGCCTGAAGTTGAGGCGAGGAGAGTGACTACACCAGAGTTATTCTTGTAGTATAACTTGCCGTCGGTGTAGTTAATAGCTAACTCAGCTCCTGTTGAGGTGCTTGTCATATTAGCAGCTAACGGTACATTAGTAGCCGTTCCACTTGCGTAAATAAGTATAGGGGTGTATCCGCTTTGTGCCATGATTAATTCCTTTTATCCATTATATCAATAACCTGTTAAAATCCACCACCAAAAATACCTGTTGTTGCTGTTACAGTCGTAAAATTACCTACGTTTGGTGCTGTGCCACCAATGATAGGAGGTGACGATAAATCAAGTGTTCCACCAAGAGTTAAACTCCCTGATGTTGTTACTGTTCCTGTAAGGGTTAAGCCATTTACTGTCCCTGCACCACTTACACTTGTTACTGTACCCAATGGGTTTGTAGCCCAAGAAGTATCCGTACCATTCGTTGTTAGATATTTACCTGTATTGCCTGTCTGACTTGGTACTAATGCATTAAACGCTGCGTTCGCTGTTGTCTGTCCTGTCCCACCATAAGCTATGCCTATTGTGCCTAAGTCACCTGAACCAAGTAATGTCGTACCACTAACAGTTTTAATGTTTGTACCACTTACTAAAGCTACTTGCTTATTATTAAATGTTGTCCAATCAGTCGAAGTTAGATAACCATTCACTGAAGTAGTCGCAGCAGGCATACTAATTGCAGGCGTATTACCACCACTAGAGACTACAGGACTTGTACCTGTAACACTTGTTACAGTACCGCCACTTGATGGGCTTGTATTTGTAATTGTAAAGTTAGGGTATGTACCGCTAGTAGATATTCCTGTACCTGCGGTCAATACAACTGTTTGGTCAGGAGCGGTATTCGTAATTGTCAGCGTACCGCTTGTCGTAATTGGACTTCCTGTCACGCTAATTCCTGTACTAGCAACCGCGGCGACACTTGTAACCGTTCCTAAAGGATTGGTAGCCCACGATGTATCTGTGCCATCAGTAGTCAAATATTTACCTGAATTACCTGTTTGGCTCGGAGCGAGCGCATTAAACGCAAGATTGGCAGTTACTTGCCCTGTTCCACCTGAACTAATACCTAAAGTACCTGCAAGGGTTACTACTCCTGTAGCAGATGAACTAGGCGTTAAACCTGATAAAGATGTCTGAAATGACGTTACCCCACCTGACAATGCAAACTGTTGCCAACCTGTCGAAATATAGCCTTCAAAAGAGCCTATAGTTGTGTTATACCGCACTGCACCAAAAGAACCTGTCCGTTGCCCTGTTGTTCCACTTGGAATCGTTATAGAGCCTGTACCGTAGATAATCGCATTATCTGCAATCGATATAGTTGGGGTCGATGAACCATTTCCACCGACAACAGTAATTTGACTCGCTGTACCAACAATAGTTGCTGTACCAATTGTCGAGCCACCTGCAGTTACTAAGAACCCTGTACCTGATATGCCTGCCAATACCGAAGGCAATCCTGATAATGCTAGGGTTGGGTTACCTGCTAAGCCATTCGCATTCGTTACGGTTATTCCTGAGCCTGATACAGCAATACTTCGATTGACAATCGTATTAGTTGAAGTCTTGATAATAATGCCACTTGAGGCGTTTTCTAAGCTTGCAGAGACTGCATTTAATGCTACGGATAGTTGCCCTTGAGCTCCACCATCAGTAACACCAATCCCTAATCCGCCTGCAATTCGACGGCTATTTGGTAGAGTGGCTTCTTGATTCGTTGTTAAGAAAGTCTGTTGCTGTGTTGGGCTATTAGCTATAGCACCTACAGTTGTCTGTACTGTCTGTCCATTCTGCACAATAGGTACAAGTTCTGAACCTGTAATAGCAGTAGGGGCTTGAGGAAGTTGCGATATTCTAATGTTCATATATTTATGGAGATAATGAATCTAGGTTTCCGTTTAAATCATCTTCAGAAGTTTCAGGTGCAATTCCATATTCCCCTGCAGTAATAGGCGTTGAAGGATTCTGACTAATATTATTCACGATATTAGGGTCAGTTGTTATTGTATCTTGCTTTTCAGCAATATCCGCATCAGGTCTTGGAAAGCGCACAGAAATCTTCTCCGTTGGTCTTGCAGGTAATCGATATGGGTCACGCTCATCACTACAGCCTTGGTTACATACTCTTAATCCACGAATATTTCCGTCATCAGAAATATCAGAGTAAGCACGTTTCATCTTACAACGGTCACATATTGCAATATTTAAAACTGTATTGCCACGAGTATCTAACCACATCGACATGGTTTACCTCGTGTATGGAGAAATATTCGGAGCAAAATAAATCGGTGACTTATCTCTTTCTTCTTCTTCAGCAATTTTTAAGTATTTTTCTGCCTGTTGTTCACAGTACGCAATACGAGTTGGGTCAACCTGTGGGAGTTCCATAGCCATTTGGTGTGCCAACATATTCTGCACAGCTAAATACCACCTCTGTGGTATCTCTAATGAGCCTGATAACGCTCCTACATCTTGGATATATCGTGAGCACCACGCTACAATTTGTGGTGAATAAATATTAGGTGTGGGCCAAAGAGTCATGGTTGGCTGTGGAATAGTCCGATTCAACCAATACTGTAGTGGATAGTTGTTTAGGAAGTTCTTATTCGGCAAATTCGTATAATCATCACGATTCATACGAGCCAATGGTATTTCTGTCGGATTTGAGCCAAAGATTACCTGATACACACCCATATTAGCCCCTGACGCTTGCTTTACTCGCCAATAAGGGGCAGATTTAGATGGGTCAAGGTCGTTATAAATCCATGTTCCTGCTACCCAACTTGTCGTTGTTGGCGTTAAGACAGTCGTCCATGTACTGTTATCTTGAGAAGACTGTATAGAATAGTTTACAGTTCCTGTTATAGCAGGCAATATGCCTACTGTAGTCATGTAAATAGGGCTATTAGTGCCGTTATTAATAGCAATATACCCTGTATTAGTCGTTAATTGACATATGTTGGTATACACCCCATCAAAAGCGTATGAGACATTTCCTGAGGATGCGTTTGCACCCTGTGTATTAATCGTTACAGTACGATAATTAGCGTTTAGAACGTCATTTGTACCTACAGGCAAAGTGTATTGATATTGGTCAGGATATAACCCAATAACATTTTTTTGGATAGCCCAATAGTTAATGCCAATATTCGTTAAATTGGACAGCACATAATAAAGGCTTTGCTTAGAAGCCATTACCTGTTCAGATGTTAACTCCTCAGCAAGTTTTCCTGCACGACGAGCTCCACTATCAATTAGATTCTGAACAGTTATTACTGTTGTGCTGACTGTGCCACTTGTGCTCATTCTTATCCCTTACCAATTCGGACACTTCCATCTTTTTAATGATGCCTTTGCTCTTGGGGCATCACCCTTTGCATGCTTTACAACACCTGACATTCTTGCACAAAACGAATCTTTTCTTGCTCCACCTTGTGGCTGTGGGGCTTTTAAATGACTACCTGTTTCACGGTTATACTTAGCACGACCTTTAGCAGTTAATCCTGCGCCTTCTTTTGTCGAAAGCTTTTCACCACGCCCAACAGCCAAAGAGACATTGCCACCATCTTTTTTCTTAGATGTTTTAGCGGATTCAATAAAGTCTTGCTTAGTTGGAGCGTCTTTACTCCCAACCTTACGCATGCGCTCTCCACTACCTGCTTCAATTCTTTTACGCTTTGCATTGATATTGGCATATAGCCCTCCACTTTTAAAACTCTTTTTTTCATCTGCTTTTGCAAAATCTTTTCCTACCGACTGCGGTATACCTACCTTCTTTGCAAACTTAGGGCTGTGTGCCACAGCTTCCATCAAGTTGTGTTGAGCCCTAGATTTGCTTGGCATATTACGATGCGTAGGATTTAATCATTTCAAGAACAACAAAGTATGTATCGCCTGCAGTAGCATCTGATGTTGAAAAAACAATATTGCCATTTTTTCCTGTGCCTGCGTTATTTGTTATTCCACCAAAATAAGAAAAATCATTTGTATAGTTACTGTTTACATTAGATAGAAAAAACGGCACATCTGTCGTAGCATCCCAATACATACGGACTTCCAAACCATGACAAACTGCAGTAATCTTTGATACTGCTACACCTGTGCATGCTTTTCCTGCATTACTTGATGCAAGACTTGATACGGTTACTTTTGTAACGGCAGACTCACCTGTGCCATCACTGATGTTTGTAAACTTCATGATTGCTAAACGCTCACCATCTAACAATGTTTGACTTGTGACTGCATCAGCCATATAAACTCCTCTAAAATTAAAAAGTGGGTAGGTTTCCCTACCCTACCTTTATTAGCACTTAGACATTTTCTTCATGGCAGTAAAACCACCACCGTCTTTACAAGACATTGCAACGTGTCCACCATCTTTGTAGCCTGCAGGAGCTTGTTTAATGCTACCTGTTTTACCAACTTTTTTAGTTGGATGGCTACCATCTTTGATGTTATTTACATAACGACTTGCAACGCTTGCAGGAACAGTACCGCCTTTTTTGTATCCTGCACCCTCAACGCCACCTGATTTGGTGTTAAAAGACTTGGTTTGTTTAGCTGTAACAACCTTATCCTGTACATTGATTTTTGGCTTTAATGCACCACCATTTTTGTAGCCTGTGCCTTCAATACCGCCTGTCGTACCTTTACCATGTGGCTTACCTTCAGAAAGCAATCCACCGACTGTAGGACGATACATTCCGCCTGATTTTAAGCCTTTATGAGCCTTAGATGCCTTCATGCTTTCATGATGTTTGAGCTCTTTCTCAATCTTGCCCATTTCCTTCATTTCGGCTTTATGCATCTTTGGTGATTCTACTTCTCCACCCTTCTTACGAGCCATCATAGCAGGCGACATAGCAGGTGGCATAGCCCCACGACCACGAGGACGCATAGGCATTCCTCTTGCAGGCATTGTGCCCATAGGAGCTCTCATAGGGGCTCGCATAGGCATTCTTTCGTCAGCCATTGGCATACCGCCATCAGCCATCTTTGCCTTACCACCTTTTTTCATCTTTAATTCGACTGAAGGCTCGGTGGTTTTCATCTTTGGTTCAGGTTTAAATTGTCCCATTTCACTCTCCTATTAAGCTTGGTCAGAGCCAAGTAAACCTGCACGAGTTGCGTTTGGACCAACTTGAATTGCTGTTAGACCCATACTCAACACTAAACGCTTAGAACCATCAGGCGTACCTGAAATCGCATATGTTCCACGAACATCAGGAGTTGTTGGACTTGATGTGCTTGAAGGCACTAGATTCAATGCACTAGCTACATAAGAACCACCTGTAGTAACTTTTGTACCTGCCAAATAGTTAGCTTGAGTAGTTGAAATGTTTCCTGTAGTGCTTGAAGCGTTTGTCCACCAATAGGTTGTATTTAAAGCTACACCTGTTAATGAGCCAACTGAGCCTGTAAACGATACAAGAGTTCCACTTGGAGGTGAATAAGCGACTGTGAATACCCCAGGAGTTGCTATGGTCAAAGCTGTTACAGCTTGGGTTGAGTAAGTAGTAGAACCACCACCTAAACCTGCCACTACACCTGAAGTGTTGTCAATCGTACCTGCACTGAACTTTGCTGTCATTACATAAGCAGGGTCAGTTACCTTAGCAGGCAATCCCATTACCTTTGTTGTATCTACAGAAACAGCTACAGTAGTACCGCCTGAGAAAGCAACGCTAGTGATTTGGAAGAAAGCCTTACGACCACTAGTAGTGGTAGAAGCGACTGAACCTGAAACAATAATCTCAGACATTGGCTGACTGTAATAGTCATAACCTGAAACTGTTATGTTGGCACTTGTTGGTGAACCTGAGGCTGTTGTTACAGAGACAGCACGAGGATAATCTAATTGTAGAGCAACTGAGCCATCAGGCAAAGTTACACGACTTGTACCTGCAGTAGCAGATGCGCTTGCTAGGGCAGTTCCACTGTAAGTTGTTGCTGTAGTCGGAGTCTTAGCTGCTAATACAGCTGCTGTTGTTACGGTTGCAGGCGTTTCATCTAATAGATAAACACGACCCATTGGACCAAATCCCAAGTCCATTGGAGATGGATTTTGAAAATTGTTGTTTGCATCAGTTCCCACAAATGATTGTGCAGGACCTAGAAAAATATCATCTGAAAATTGTGGCATTGTCTTCTCCCTGAAAATTAGACAAATTAAAAATGGGGCTAGGAATCCCTAACCCCTTTTGCTTTAAGCACCTGGTGTGCCGAACAGAGCCCTAGGGTCAGTCCAACCTACCTGATAACGCTCAGTAGCCTTGTAACGCATAGAATCAGTCTCAAAATCACCTTCCATGGTTTTCTCCAAAGCACGACGCATTAGAAGTTTCATACCTTCAGGTGCGTCAGTTTGAATCCACCAGTTAGTTGCTGATGTTAAACGGCTGATTACAGATGCGCCTTCAGGCAACAAACCAATTGATTTAATTGGGTTGATGTCGTTATTGGCAGTACCTGTACGCAATACGCTCTTCAACAGTGTTTCGGCTTGGAATACATTGCCTGGGGCAACAACAAGCTTTAACGGCTGTAAGCGAATTTTCTTACCGTTGTTGTCAACTGCTTGACGAACTTGGATAAGCATTTGCTCTAAAGAAGTTTGGGATAGAGCAGCAGCTGTTGCCAACTGATTGCTAAATGTCCCACTTGCGATAGGGTGCGCTGTGTTGATTAAAGATACTCCGTCACCACCAACATAAGCACTGTTAAATGCACGGTTCAATACGTTAGCACATAACAATTCTTTAGTTTCCACTAAAGATTGAGCTAAATGCTTTGCATATACTTGACCTAAGCGGATGTGGTCACCGTCTTCGACTAAAACTTTAGTCAAAGCAAATGCCAAACCAAACACTTGGTAAACATAGCGTTGTAAGAACAATACACCACCTTGTTGATATGTTACAGGTGCACCGTCAGGTAACTGAGGTGCAGCACCGAAACCATATAACACAGGCTCTTCATGGTAATTGCGTGGAATACCTGCTTGTTCACGGAAAACGGTAGACCATTCGTCTGCTCGTTGGTCGTAAACTCCGTCAAAAGACTCGTTCAGAATAGGTTCAACTATTGAACGGAAGTCCGTACTTCTCATTGGGGCTGCCATATTATGTTTCTCCTATATTAAACGGTTGCAGTAAACTGACCGTAGAAGTTTGTCGAAGCAATTTGTACACGAACTATTGTGTAAGCATCACCCCAAGCGTTATCTACGTTTTGACATAAATCTACCACACGCATTTGACCTTGATTACCGTTAGCTACGGCTGTAGCTGAACCGAGGGTTGCTTGTGATAGCCCTGTTGTTGATGAACCTGCAGTAATATTGGTGAATAAAAATTCATTACCAATAGAAGTCTGAGCCATAGAGCCATCTGCTTGGATTTCATAAACGATGTTTAAGTCGTTATAGAAGTAAGCATTGGTTATAGAGCCTGACTGCACTGTTGTGCCTGAGGGCCAGTAGTTGGATACACGACGACGACCTGTTGTGTCAGTGAACTCTACGCCTTGGAATGAACCTGCAACAGCGTATTGTTGACTTGCGGAAGCCGAGCTTGGTGCTTGGGCAGGGATAATAGTTCCGTTGGCAGAACCTGTTGCGCCTACGTTAGCTGCGTTAACATAAGCTACAGGTTGACCTTTAAGAATATTAGCCGCTAGACCCGATGTGATTCCGTTTTGTAAGCATTGTGCTCTCTCTAACCCTGTAGGGAAAAAGGAAGGACGCAAACCAAACGGAGCGGATACTGATGACATATGTGACTCCTTAAAAATGGTTAAATAAAATTTTGGTTTTCGCTTTATGCAAAGCTAAATAAGCAAAATCGCTTTAACGCAATTTTTAAGAAATACTACTAAATCAGTTGAATATCGGTGCTTTCCTACTTAAATCAAAGTCCATTCCGTCACCTTCCACCTTACCAAGCGCACGACCATTGGAGTCTCTTGCATTTAACAATTGGTCTTGTTGAACTTTAACCTTTTCCTGTTCATCCATCGGAGCATAGTGGTGTACTTCTGCCATATAGTCCTGATAGATGTCTTGAGGAATTTTATAAAGAACCATCTCGTTACATGCAATAAGTCCTTCCATATCGCCTGCTTTTACACGGTAGTTATCAAAGCCTGGGACTTCTTCGGCTTTCACAGGAACATATCCGATGCGAGTACGTTTATGGATTGGGTCATACTGACTTGTTGTTGACAACCAACATAAGTGAAATCCTGGAATATCAGGTGCGGTAGGCAGTGATTCTTGCAGAAATTCATTACGGAACATCCTACGACGTTCCTCCGATAAAGCAAAACTATTTTCAGGCGCATCACGACTTGAATCAATAGATGCACGACTTTCACGATTGCTACCTGAACTCTTTTTTAAGCGATTGTCCATAATTATTTCCTGTCCTTGTTCTGTCTGTCCCACTCCATATAACGCTGAGTGGCTCTTTTCCTTGAATCAGGGTTATCCCACACACCTGCCTCTTTCATGGCAGATACCCTATCAGGAGTCAGTACATACTGATTTCCTTTAGGTGATGCAGAAGATTCTCTTCCTGAACTTGTCACAAACGACCTCGGTCTTTGGTTACGAACACTAGAATCATTATAAGCACGATTTGACATTTCAGGCAATCTTTTTTTCACTCGGTAGGTTAATTCATCCCAATAATCAGGACTAGAAGGGTCATAGCCTTCTTCTGTCAACTTTTTATCGATAATTTGAGTGATTTGTGACTCCTCATTCTTGCCTGTAGGGTCATACCAAGGGTTCTCTTCCATCCAATCTGTGACATACTTTTGCACAATTGGGTCAGGAACACTGATATTTTGTTTCGGCTGAGAGTTGTAATGGGTGGCTTGTCTCTTAATATTTGATAAAGCCTCCATCTTTTGCTTAGCATCATAGAGCATTTCTTGTGCTTGAATTGCCCCTTGTCCATCGCTTGCGCTAACAGACTCTTGCAATTTCATCTTGGCATACTCAAGTTGAACGCCTGCATCTTCTATGGCTTTATCAACTCGTGCAAGCTCAGCACCTGAGGTTTTCTTCTCAATGACTGCTAATCTCTCAGCTAGATGTTCATTTTGTTTTTTAAGAGCGGATATTAAGGTGTTTGACTCTCTCGCCTTCTCACGGTGAATTTGCTTTTTTAAGCGTCTTTCTTCACGACGAGCTTCTCTTATTGCTTCTCTTTCAGGGTCAGAATCAGCTTGTTGTGGCTCATCATCATCGTCTTCCCTGTAATCGCTCTTCGAGGATTCACTCTGAGGAGATACTTCTCCTTCAGGTAGCTGAACCATGGCAGAACCATCTTCAGCCTCTTGCATTTCCAACTTTTCAGTGCTATTCATACAGTTTTCCTTTCAAAACTTAAATAAACGCTTTTATTTCACGAGGGTCACCTGTAACCTTACCAATCAACTCATGGTCATTAAAGAAGGTAAATAAAGCCCTTCCCTTAGAGCCATTCTCGTCAGTAAAGTCTATTTCCCAACGGTCACCACCCCATTTAGGGACACGAACATATTCTCCAACTTGTGCCCATGCACCTTCGGGCCAAGGTTGTTGAGTATCACGGTTACAAAAGGCAATAGGTCCAATAGCAATAACCTTACCAATCATCGTGTTCCACTTCTCTGTTTCTTTTGTTTCCTCAGGAATATAGATACCTGCACTTGTTACCTTTTCTTTGACAGCTCTAAGTTGTACTAGAACTCTCGCTCCATACGGAGACATTAAAGGGTCAATCTTTGGAAACGCTTCTGCAAGCGTCTGTTCGATATCATTCGACATCTTCGTCCTTTTCTTTCATTAAGTTATTTAAAATATCCAAAGCTTCTTGCAAACCTTGGTGCTGTCCTACATATCGTTGGTAACTTTCGAAATTAACAAATCGTCCGTTAACCATTGAATCTACTATCTCCACCTGTCGTAGTTTAATTTTGTTGATTAAACCGTTAATAAGTTCCATTAACGACCTCTAGCTGAAGGTTTCTTTCCTAGTGATATTGCAATCATCAATCCTGTCTTTTTAGGCATTCCACCGTTTTTCAACGATGCTACCTTGGCTTTTCCTGCATTAAAGTCAGCCTTTAAAGGTGCTCCTTTAGCAGGTAGATTAGCTGCCCTTGACTCAGCAACTGCTCCGCCATTAGCGTATTTAGCTACTTTTCCGCCCTTTTTTAGGTGCGTTTCAGCATTGGGCATACCCATTGCGATACGTTTGTGCATATTAATAAAATCATCTGCCATGTCATACTCCTTGTGGTGGTTGTGGTGGTTGTGGTTGTTGCTGAGATTGCTGTGCAACGCCCTCTTGAGCGATACCCTGCTGTTGCGCTTGTTGTTGCGCTTTTTGCGCCTCTGCTACTTGTTGCATTTGTTGCATTTGCATTTGTTGATTCATTTGCGCTTGTTGCTGTTGTGCTTGGAACTGTCGCTCAATAGACAATAGGTTGGCATCATGCGTTAACTTAGCACCCTCAATCTGTTGTTGGGCGACTAACTTGTCATGATTCTCTTGTGTATCTTGCTGTATCTTCTGAGCCTCTAACTGTAGATTAGCTTTATCAAGAGCCGCCTTACGCTGTGTTTCTGCCATCGATGTCTGAGTCAAGGCGTTAACCTGAGCCATGATGTTAGGGTCAGTAGGCTGTGTTGCCTGAGTACGCATTTGTTGCATTGTTTGCATCATTTGCTGTATTGCAGGCATTACTTGTGGCGTTAACTGCTGTTGAGCGTCTTGATGGGTATGCTGTGCCACCGCGGCGATTAACTGTTGCGCCTCACGGATAATTGGCTCAATCTTCAAGACATTGAACGGCTTACCAAGACTTACAGATGCGTAAGTATCAACCTGATTGAGATACCATAAAGTTAAGTGCTGTTTGATATGCTCAAGCATTGCAGGTATGGTTGTTGTAGCCATAATCGGATTAGAGCCGAACATAGGGTCAACAGCATACGATAAGTGAGTGACTATATGCGAGATATGGTCTTGATTTGGGAACGCTCCTACAGGCTTTCCTAAGGTCATAGAGACATTCTCTAAAGCAGGGTTCATTTCCTTCACATCTTGTGGGTCAGGTAGAACTTCGTTGACATCAGGTAACTTTATCTGCCTGAGGATACGCTTTTCAACCGCTAGACGGTTATATAAGTCAGGATTTGCTTGTGCTCGTTGTGCTAACGCTTGAATTTGTGCATAGCGTTGGCTTTCTGCAAAGATATGAGGGTCAGATACAGGAATAACGTCTGCATTTGTCTCAAAATCCTCTTTTTTAATCTCTAAATCACGGACAATCTCGCCTTTTGCTTGCTCATCAAGATACCAACGGTTTAAACGAGCCAATATCTTAAATACACGTTTTTGTGAGTCATGTAATCGTGAATGAATCGATGAAAATACCGCAGCGCCTTGTTCAATAAGGGCTTGAGTCGTTCCAACAGGAGCATTTGAGGTAACATCGGCTATCTTTTCTTCGGAAGTAGTGACAACTCCCTTAGCTGCGTCTGTTATCCAACCCAATAATTGGAATAAAACCTGATTTGGTGGGTTAAATGGCACTTGCATAGCGATTTTACGGACATCATCAACCCCAGGAGCTCCTTCTATCTCTACTACTTGGGTTACATCGATTACTTGCGACTGCCCTGAAATCTTCCCACCTTTGAGCTTGAGCATCGTCGGTGCATTATTAATGTGAGCTGAGTCCAAAAGAGCACGAAGAGCACCTGTAAGAGCAGCGCTGAGCCCACCAATAAGATGAGGCAAGCCAATGGCATAAGCACCACGCCACGGAATAAATTTAAACTCGATGAGCCAATCCAACTTAGTAAGCGTTTCATCCCCATTTTCCCAATTTCGATATAAACCAATTACAGAACTCTCGTTCTCATCAATCATTAATATGTAGGGAGCTCTGTCACCCTTAGAAATAGTGTCTTCTTCGAGTTCGAGCCATGTATAGATATGGTATACACGACGTACACCATCCACATTAGACGATTCGGACTTCTTACCCTCTATCTTATTTGTAGCCTTCTGTGACTTGGTTTCTTCAGGCTCTTGTGGAACACGGTAGACATTGAGGTCACAATACAACTCCTGCGCTACTCGTAGGTCATACTCTTCTTGAGTAATATCTTGCGCCTCGGTTACACGCATTGCTGTGTAGAAGTTACCTGCAGAGAAGGGTAGATAGACATTATCAATTGGGACAAACTCAGCACAAGGACGCTTTTTGCCATCGTCATACCACATCTTCATGTACTGCGAGCCACCTAGAGGTAACTGTGTCAGCATTTGCTCTTGCTCGTCACGGTATTCTTCAATCTGCTCTGTTAACTGCCAATTCATGTAGTCACGCTTACGCTCGGCTTTAGAAGTCTTCTCTTCTGTTACTTCGCCAAGAATCTTTGTACGGACAGGCCCGTCAGGTGGGAATAATTCCTTGATAGCACGAGCTGCGAAGTCTACGCATGACTCAGCCATAATAGGGTGAACAACCTTAGACGCTCCCATAAACTGAGCACCGCCTGGGGCATCATGTCCTAAGCCTGTGCGACGGATACCATCTTCGTATTGCTTGTCTCTGTCTTCACGAGCACTTTTGTCTTTTTCAATCAGGTCAAGATACTTGCCTGCAATCGTATCAAGTTCCCAACTCTTTACAGTCTCAGCTAAGTTCTGATAGAAATCAGGCGTTTCGTCAGGACCTTTAAGGTCGTCAACTTTGACTATTGCCGAGCCATCAGGCAACTCTTCGTAATCAGGCTCTTCATTATTGAATATCTCAAATACAGATTCGTCTTCGACAGGCTCTCCTGTCTGTGGGTCAATAAAACGATTGTAATCTTGGGGTATAGGCATGTCAGGCATTATTTATTCCTTAGTAAAGCTATTTTCATATCGTCTGTTGATATTTTGCCACCTTTGGCATGGTAATCTTCCATGGCGTAATTTCTTACAGCGTTCATGCGATTATCCCATCCTGCTTTAAATCTTCTCTTAGACGGATTGTTCTTAATTACCTCGTTATACCTTTGCTGTCTCGCCTCTAACATCTTTTCTATATCACCTTGCGTAGAGCCAACCATCGACCTTGCAAAGGTTGGACCTTGATTTACCGCGGCGTCAAAGGCTACCACGGATGGTTTTAAATCTAAGCCATGCTCTTCTATCGGATTCCAATACTGCTTACGATATATCTCTTTAGCATGCTCGATTGGCATGTTTTTAATATCATCAATAGTAGCAGGACGACCCAAATAATCGGAGTATACACTCTGTTTAATGCCATAGTTAGTAGGAGAGTCGCCTTTTCTGTTGTTATATCCCCCTTCATGGGGCAATACAAAACCCAAAGCGTGTTCAAAGTTGTCAATCTTAGGCTTTGCTTGAACAGCAACAGGTTGGGGTGCTTGTTTCTGCACAAACCTAGAACCCATAGGAAAACCCTTGATGTAGTCATCAACAATCCCACCTTCAGCAAACCTTCCTCTATATTGCACACCGCCCATAGGCTTGCCACCAAATGGCATACCTACAAAACCTGATAGGTTGCCATCCTTACCTAACCTTTGCTGATACATCAACTGTAAGGCTTTTAGCTTGTAATCTTCTTCAGGTGTTCTCATGCCCATTAAGCCAATCCCTGCATTGCCACCCATCAACGGTTGTTCGTATTGCAACATGCCTTGATAGATTGGGTTTGATGGGTCTTTCATAGCCATCGCACTGAGTCTACCTTCACGGAAGGGCTGACTATAGCGGATGTAATCCATGTCACGCTTCATCTTGGTTGCGTCATCGAAGTCTTTACGCATTTGTTGTTTGCCAAGAGTTAACGCCTTACCCTCGTAATCACCTGTTACACCTATGTCACGAGCGTTCATTAAATCAGGTGTTTCGTACTCTCTGTTGTGCGCTCTGATAGGAAGTCCACCGTCTTGCATGTGAACTGCTCCACCTTTTCTGTAAGGCTCATCAGGCTCAACCAATCCTTTTATTGCTGTTTCAGGTATTGTGAACTCTGACCAATCATCACCATGTTCTCTACGAACTTTATAGCCAGGTTCGTAAGGTGTTCGCATTGCCTTGCCTGTTTCAGGGTCAATAATCTTTTTACTAACCCAAGGCTCACCTTCAAACATAAGATTGTTGCCTGTGCGACTTCTTCCAAGAATTTTTAATGGGGGCAAATTTTTTGATGCACTATGCTCAGTAAAAACATATTGGTCAGGAGAATACTTATAATCCCATGAATCCATTTGTTTTTGTGCTTCCATTGCACGAGCTCTGATAGCATCTCCCAAGCTTGTGTGGAAATCTTGCACGGTCAGTAAATCTTTATTGGCAAGCTGTCCAACCTTACCCTGTGATGCGGTCTTGATAGCGTTTTGAGCTGCCTTCTTAACTCCTCCACCACCTGCCATCTTGACTATGCCACCCTCTTTGTATGGCAATCCACCGATAATCTTCTTCTTAGCTTCTTCGGATGGCTCGTAGTAATAAACTTTGCGTAATACATCTTTATTCAAAGTATTAGCCATGGCATTTTTTTGCTTATCCGACACTTTTGCCCATTCTTCGTCAGAATACCCATATAACTTTCTCATATCGTCTTGGGTTATTTCTTTTTTCTGAGCAACTTGCCAATTAGGGTAAGTGTCACTGTAATTCATATAATTGCCCTTTTCTAGGGCTTGCTTTTCTGTTTCATAAGCGACATCACTTAAAAGATTGCCTTCAGAGTCTGCAAGGTAATATTTTTTATTTAAATATATTTTTGTTTCGCCAACAGTGCCACCGTATTTTTCAGCAAAGCTTTTAAGGTAAGCAGGGTATCTTTTGTCGTAGTATTCAATCATGCCTGAACCACCGATGGATAAATCATCACCTACAAGCATTTTCCAATCAGGTCGATAATCAGTACCTGCACTTTCACCTTGATTATTAATAATCTTTTTGGCTATACTCTTACCAAGTAATTTTTGGAGTTCTTCTTCATTTACACCCTCTTTACTAAAAACTTCTTCACCATTTTTTCCTGCACTAATTTCGTAATATTTAACGCCATCTTCTTCAAATGGCTCGTAGCTGATGTAGTCTACATTCTTACGCAACTCACTCTCATAGCGGTCAATTAAGTCTTTGCCTGTTGGTGTATATATCCTGTCATCGCCATTCTCTACAGCCTTTTGGATAGCCTTCTTTAAGCCGACTTTGTACCAATCTTCTTTATATGGGGCATCAGGAACTAGCGTAGCGTTCGTAATTAGCTTATCAAGTTGTTTTACTTCATTAGCCATTAATCCTTCATTGCCACGTTTTTTGAGCAACTGATTGATTTCATCACTTTCTTCATATTCTTTTTTATACCCTGATTCTCTACCTTCTTGATGTATGTCAGACTGCAACTCATCGACTAAAGTCCCCTTCTTGCCATCGACATCTGTACGGTCATCTAGACGTAAATGTGCCATTACATTGTCAGCAACATCACCAAAATGTCCTTTGTTATATACCTGTGACTCTAATCGGAAACGTGATAAAACAGACTCTTTTTGTCTGTAATTAAGGCTGTCGTAAGAATCAGCACCAAATATAACCTTGGCTATCTCGTTCTTTCTTTCAACACTGTCAGAACCTCGTTCTGCCCTTTTAGGATAGGTAATCAACACCTCACGATAGTTCTCACCGCCAGGGGTTCTTGTACCCTTCATGTCTGCATATTTTGCACTAGGTATATTGTTGCTACTAAAGTTTTCAGAAATGAAGTCTTGGACATCAGACGGCAAGTCTTCGTAATCAACTTCATTACTATCCTTATCACGGAAAAGATAGGACGGCTCACCTGTAGCACCTTCTATTGTATCTTCAACCGAATACCCAAATGTCTTTAACTTTTCGTTAATCATAGAATCTAACGCAGGTCTGTCAACCAAAACCCTCTCGTTTAGCTTAGGTCTGTGCATCTGTACATAATCTTGTACTTCTTGCTTTGTAAAGTTTGGTTTAGTAGCCAAGAACTCCTTTAGCCCTGACATATCTAACTCTTCAGGTGTTGCACCCTTCGTCCTAAGTTCATTGATGAACGCCTGTCCGTTACCTTGCTTACGCTGTAGATTAAGCGCACTTCTCTCTAACTTAGAATAGAACCCAAAGTCATCTTTTGGAGAAATTGGAGCGGTAGTGGTTTGTCCTTGGGGAACTACGCTTGGCATCAACCCTTGATTTCTAAGCATGTTCTCAGTGGATAGGTAGGCTTTTTCACCTAAACCTTTAGTTAGGTTAGTCCCACCCCTTACACCTGCTTTAACACCCTGTTTAAGACCTGCACCGATTATCGGCTCAAGACCGTGCAATTCAGGCATGATTGGAGCAAGCTTGTATTCCCTCATTACCTTGTCTAACTTGTCAGATACGCTCTCAAGGTTTTCTAAGCCTTCTTGTGTGCGAGGTATATAAGTACCTGCGCTCATCGCTTCATTGAAGTTAGTAGGGAAGTCACTATTAGTTATTAGGCTCTTGCCGAATGCATAAGGTAGCGCACCCATAAATGTAGGCACTGCACTAGCAACCGTTGCTAATGGCTCGATTATTCCTGCCGCGGTCATTGTATTCTTTGGTGGCTCTAGGCTTGTAGGGAACGGAGTTACCTGCGGATACTTTGTAGAAGGCTTGACGTTCGCCCCAGGAGGTAACGCACTTAATGGGTCATCTACTAATATGCCTGTCAGTGGGTCACGATAGGGCTCTTTACCAAAGCTGATTGGTGTTGCTATAGGCTTAGGCTGTTTAGCAAGCTCTAAGCGCATTTGGTCGTCTTTAAGGATGGGTTTCCATATACTCTCATCTTCGACTGTGCCAATTGGTACTGTAGCACCCATAGGGTCAGTGTATATAGGGTCAGGTTCGTAACGAACTCCCTCTAAAGATACAGTGCCTTTGCCACCTTCTTTCATGCCGACAGCTCCGCCTGCTTTGAATTCGCCTGTTTTAATTTTAAGGTCACGAGCCTCTTGAGCTTTTTTAACTCTATCCAACCATTCATCGTCAAACTTTTGAATAGGCATAGACATGGATAAGGCTCGCATATCTGAGCCTTCAGGCTTGTCTAATGCTCGTCTAACATCAAAATATTCTTGAAAAATGTCATTCATGGGCAATGTTTGTTCTGCCTCACCTGCATATCCGCCTAGTGTTGGATGACCTTTAATCACACCTGTATAACTGTAGTGCGGTTTATCGGTTTCATAAGTAACAATTCCTTCAGGATTAAATCTTGCTACATTATGTCCAACTGTGGCTGTTGGCTCATCTAATAGTCTTGGCTCAGTGGTAGCTGTCCTCGCTTCTGCGATACTTGGAAATTCCATGTCTTCAAAATCACCCAAATTCATTTTATGCATGACATTCTTACGAAGTTCGCCACCATAATTAGATGTCTCCAATAATTCTTGACGACCTTCAGGAGTTTCAATACCTGCAAAATTAATAAATGGATAGGTTACTTTTTTTGTTTTTTGATTAACTACAGGTTGACTTTGTACTGCTGTGTTGAATTCAACTACTCTTTTCTTGTCAAGCAACGTAGGGTCAAACTGATTTAATAAAACTTCCATGGGCTGATGGCTAAAATCAATACCTGTGTGGCTCATTAAATTAGATAGCCCAAATATCTTATCAGGGTCAACACCCTTCATCTTGGACGCTTCTACTATTCGGTTGCCATAACGATTAGCGACGTTAGGAAGTGACGCAAAAGCCTCGTTCCACCTTGTGTAATCAATTCCACCTTGCGTTGGTACTTCCCTTATTAAAGGCTCTCCACCAACCTCTTGAATAAGCTTTCCTGCTCCTGACCTATCTACCGTTAATGGAACACCTACCCCACCAAGCATATCTTCGTATGTGATTATCTTCTTAGGAACTAAAGGCATATCAGGGTTGTCAACTGATTTAATACCCATCTCGCTAATCGGTCTAACAAGTTTCTTGCCACCTCCAATTGGGTGATACAAGCCCCTCGCAGTGTTTTCTGCTTTACTTGCTTTCTTAGCCTGTTTGACCGCTTGCTTGATAACTTCTCCACCGCCTGCCTTCTTCTGAACCATTGCACCTGCAGGACCTAGGTTGAGTTTGTCAATGTCGAAGTCATCTCCGAGCATGTATCTGAGGTAGTCAACCAACTCGTTCTTGTCAAAGCCCTTTTGGTATGTTTCACGGCTTGTAATTACTGACATTGGCTCAGGACCTTTTTTGCCTTTTGCGTTCATTACATCAGCACCACGAGTAGTAATAATGCCATGTGACTTAGGACGCATGACTCTACCCATATCCAATACCATCTCGTCCCTTACTTCCCTTGGGACAACATTCAGCACATTGAGGTTGGTTAACTTGCCATACTCTTCGTCAGGGATGTCTTCAGGATTAGTAAAGGTTGGTTTCCAATCCTTAGGGTACGGCTCATAAGTATCCGCTTTCAGTATCTTTGCGCCTTCTCCTAAACCTGCTCCGTAATCAATTCCTTTACCCTTGGCTTTGTTTAACTCAAAGAGCATTCTAGCCTTCTCGTAAGTAGGGAGTGTGCCAATTATTTGTGTACGTTGTGCGTTCTCAGGTGGTGGTAAGTTCTTAGCCTGCTTAATGGCTTGCTTAATCGCTTCTGCTCCGCCTTTAGCCATATGTATTGCTCCGCCTCTTGCTTTATTGATGTCGGACTCACCAAGGTCATAAGTACCTCGATTGCCTATAGCAGACTTAATCCTGTTAGGGTCGTAAATACCAAGGTTCTTAGTCCCTCGTTCACGAGTGTAAAAGGAATCAAAGCCTAAGTCTTTTAACACGTCTTGAAATTGTTGGTTTTCAATTCTTCCCCAATTGTTTTCATCTTTAGGCAAATCATCAACTTTTTGATTAAACCTATGCAAGTCCATAGACCGCTCAGAAGATGTAATATGTGGGTCATAAAACTCTGATTCAGGGTTATGAAACATATCAAGGTAAGTTGCTTTGACCTTCTGTAAATGCTCAGGATTGTCGAAATCAAATGGTCTTTCTACTTGCGCATAAACAGGATATGTAGTCGGTGCTTTACCTTCATCGGTATATCCCCAAACAGAAAAGTCTTTGGAAAATTCTGGGTCTGGTGATAAGAACACAGCGTCACGCTCATCAGCATAGTGACCTGTCATATTATCTTCGTTGGTCAAGTCTTTTCTAGTCTTAAACTCTGTAATGTTTGGCTCTTTACTGCCGTGATACATCCTACGTTTTTCTACTGATGGGGCAAGGAACTTTTGCAGGTTGGCTTCTCGTTGAGCCTGTGGCAACACATTCTGTGTAGCTTTTTTAGCCATTTTTATAGCCATACTAATAGCGTCACCGCCACCTGCCATGTGTACTGCCCCTCCATGGGCTTTAGTAATGTCAGGCTCGTTAGGGTCAAATGTACCTTGGTTTCCTATTGCGGACTTGAGCTGAGTCTCAGGATACAAAGAGATGTATTCATAGTCTTTAGTGTTTTTACCACCACCATGGGGGTCAAGAAGGTGTATTGAATCATATCCTGCATCTTTGACGGCATCAGCCCATTCTTTAGGCATTAAATATGGAAACTCATCGCTACCGTTGGCAAATACATCTTTTGCCCAATCAAGCATTCCTACATCATCTAAGATTAATGGGTTCTTAGAACTCATATATAAAGGCATTACATTTGTGCCTTCACGGTATCCTGATTTATCAAATCCGCCACTTCCTGCAACATTGTGCATTGCAGGCTGATGTTCTTTGTTTGAAGTTAGCCATGTAGCTTCACCGCTCATTGTGGGGTCATCGCCACCTGCCTTGATTGTTGTCAAGTCTTTAGGGGTAATATGATATAGGGGCTCTCTAGTCTTTGAGCCTTCAAGAAATTTGTTTTGATTCTCTTGGCGTTGGTCGCCTTCAATGACATCAGGATTACCGTGCCTACGGATAAACTCCTTCATGACAACTTCATCTGCTACAGGAACGATTGGGGTAGTAGGTTCTACATACCGCATTATCTCTGCTTGACGAGCCCTCTCACCACTTAATTCTTTTCGAATGTTCATCAGCTTGCGGTCTTTTGCAATCTGCAACATCGCTTTCATTCGAGCAGGTGATGGAATAGGCATGGTTACCCCATAGTTGTTTTACTGATTATATACGCAATTATTGGGAAAAGGAATGCCCCACCCACAAAAGAAAATAGAAGAAAAGGAAAACTTCAAATCCCCCCTTACCCCCCATAAAGAAAAGTAACCCTGTTAATTCAGGAAAGTCCAAAAGCAAAAGAAGAAAAAGAAAACATAAATGTGCATTCACTTATGTTTTTCTTCTCCTCCATAGAAAAAACCCTTAAGAAGATTCTATGTTTCCACCCCAAATGTCGGCTGTTTACCGACAGGGCATAGAACCTACTTAAAGGCTTTATACAGGTGGAAATCTGCATAACACCATCTTACACGAGTTTTTACTACTTTGCAAACACTGAGTTAATTAAGGCATTCAATTCAATACAACGCCTACTGAAGGCATCTTTTAACCTTTTTGCTCTCGTTGTAGTTACCAACTCAGTACGGCATACTTTGCAACAATACCCTCTGATACGAGCCTGTATAAAGTTAACATCCTGAAAGTGTAATCCGCATTTGCAAGTCTTCCACTTGTTATTAAACTGCATAAGGGTTTACCCTCCTAGGTCTAGTTTCATCCACATACATATCCGAATTATCTACAATTGAATCCACCGTCAGGAATCCCATGTCTCGCAGTAACCTCAATCCCTGCGTTAGAGCGTCTACATAGTCATCGTTCCTTACCTCAGGGAAAGCACATACCTGATTCAAGAATGGCTCTACCCAATCCCTTACCTGATTCTCATTTATGCCTGACTCAGGCAAGTACATAAGTCCCTTAGCGATGATAGGACTCACGATATTTAACCTTGCTGTCTTATCAGCACGACCTGGGTTGTAAGCCCTCACATTCAATCCTGCCCTTTGTAAGTCTTGTATCAGGCTTATGCCTGCCGACTTATCCTCTATCAGTATTTGGTCAACCTTCTTACCGTTGCCAAACTCGTCAGGGTCACCGTATATTGTGGTAGCCTCATCTATTACCCTTGGACGTAAGTCAGGGTATTGCATTCTCTCTGACCAACAGTCTACCAACATGACCGACATGGGCTTGTCAGGGGAAGGCTTAAATACGCCTAGGACAACGCAAGCGGTTGGGTCATTGACCGTCTTATCACTCGTAGCGCAATCGTAGCTCTGTAGCACGAATTGGAACTGTGGTAGGGGTTTATCAGACTTCCATAACCTGAACATGTCCCTCTTAATGATACCGCCCTCTTCAGGGTCGATAATCTCCGCATAAAGCTCTTGCCTACCAATCGATGTACCCTCGTACTGCAATATCTGCTGTTTGAAGGTTGGGGCTAGGTTGACTAGGTTGTCATAGGTAGACGCTCTTGTAACGAAGACATCCTCTCCATCCCTGTTTACCAAGTCAATAATCAGTGGCTTGGGCTTTGGGGTAGTCGTACAGATAAGGATAGGTCTATCGCCAAGGCGCATGCCAAACTGAATCATATCCCACGCCTCGTCCAAGTAATCCCACGCTGCCAACTCATCAAGCCAACCCCCATGAAACTGTGGACCTCTGAACCTATCAGGCTCACTTGCAGGAATACCCTTGATAATGCTCCCATTAGTCAGGGTTATCTCATTATCGGATACGGTATGCTTTTCTATAATCTGCCTTGGCATGATATTCAGTAGCCCTGATTCACCCATAAAGCACACATCCTTGACATCAGAATAGGTTGGAGCAGATACAAGCCACCGAGTCTTTGGGTTCTCCCATGCTAGTCGCCATAAGCATTCACCTGCAGTACGAGTCTTACCTGCTCCCCTGCCTGCTAGGAATAGCCATATGTTCCACCAATCACCTTCAGGCATCTTTTGGTAAGCATGCCTAGTTAGCTCCCACTTACTTTTCTTAATGAGAACTTCGGCTGATACTTTATCTAACTTAGGTATTATTTGAGCCAAGCTTTGCTTGAGCATCTCCGCCTGTTTAGGCGATACCATGAGCCTTCTCTATCATACGCACAGCGTCTATCAACTTAAAGATGTTCGCACTATCGTGCAATGTAGCCACTTTAACCTCGAATAGAGACGCTATCTCATCTTCGGTGAGGGGTAACCTGCGTTGCATAGGCTTGTGCTCTAAATCGTCATAGCGTACACGACGGTCTTCGTCAGCATGTAGCTCAATCCAAGTCTTAGCTCTGATATTCATTTATCCACCACCTTTTGCAAAGTTTTAATAAAGTCTTCCATAGCAATGTTCACATGGTCAACTTCCATCCCACCTGAAATCTCTACCTTTTGCCTATCAGAGTAAGTAGCAGGGAATCGAGCTGCCATGATTTTGCCCCATAATCCTGCATTAATCCTAGCAGAATCCTTATGTTCTATAACGTGTGCTTGAGCCTGTTCTTCCCACCAACACTGTGAATATCTATGTGCGTCGGTTAAGGCATTGCAAAAATCAGGGAATTCATCACGCCATCTAGTGAGTGTAGAGTAATGTACGCCTAGCTGAAAGGACATCTGTTCTAATGATTTGCCGAGTTTTCCTAACTCGATGACCTTATCGCAATAGGAAGGGTCATAGGATGAAGGACGACCTCTAGGATTGCCTGTTTTTTTACTAGCCACAAACTTTACTCCAAAGTTATTGTTTGACCTAGTATATAACATAAAAGGGGCTTTTAGTAGCCCCCTTGTTATTTAGAAACTGTAATCGTAGTATTCTTCTCGGTGACCTACGGTTAATCCTGTTCCGTGACCTAGCTTGTTATATCGATTTGTTTCTTCGTTCCATACATATTGACGGTAACGACCTGTCTTGTCTTTTTTGTAGAAATACTTGTGTCCGTCAGGATTTGTAGTGTACTCATACTCTTGGCTCTCTGA